CTTTGCTTTTGGTTTTGTTTCTGTTCCAACTTCGATAGGGGCGTCTGTGTCTTCCACTTCTTTAGGTGCTTCCTCTTTGAACTCTGCCATTATCATATCTAACTTATCACCAGTCCACGCTTTCCTGAAATCGATGTGTTCTTTACCTGCTTTGTCAACATACTTCAACCTATTTCCTGTTTGAACTAATAAACCCTTTTTCTCGAACAGGTCAACTAATCCACTGTAGGGATCCATACCTGTGTCATAAGGAATCTTGACCTGTACACCTTCAAAAGGTTTAGCATATCTGGTCTTCATTACCTTACAAGCGGCCCTGATACCTCTTACTTCCGATATCTTGTTGCCCTTCTCGTCTTCTTTCAATTTCAATTTCTTCATTGCGATAACGATAGAACTTGCGTAGATGAATCCTTGTCCACCTGATATCTTGTCATCTGGATCAAACATGTCCTGTGATGCGTATGTGTGGTTGGTTGCTATGAGACCCACATTCCAACTACCAAACATATTCACACAGTTTCTTACAAGTGCCGTTAATGCCTTAGGTTTCCTACCCAGGTCACCCTTCATGTCTCCTGCTTCAAACTGGTTAACATCTGTTGGTGTAAGCATCATACCTAAACTGTCTATAACAAATAGTACTTTAGGTGCACCCTCTTTGTTGTCTGCGTGTTGCTCTCTGTAACCTTTCATGAATTCCGATATAGTTTTAGCCACATCGTCGACCATTGACATACTTAATTTTAAAAGTTTGTCTTCTGATGTGTCCACATTCAATGCCTGTAGCCATTGTTCATCTAATGCGTTCTCTGTGTCGATCAGGATAACGAAGATGCCTTGCTCTTGTGCGTTCTTGATAATGTTTCCTGATGCTATGTAACTCTTGCCTGCTCCAGATTCACCCGCAAGTACTGTAACCTTGCCTAGTGGAATTCCTTTGTTGAAATCACTGGTCATCAAATAGTTCAATGCATAATTTCCTGTTGATATCCAGTCTGTGGGATCGCTGAATCCTATGCCTAAGCCTTGTATGGACTTTGTGATGCTCTTTCTAAATTTTGTTGCGTCAAATACTTTTGTCATTTTATTTCCCTTATAGAACTATCCAAAGAATAATTGCCACAATCAACATCCATGCAGGTATTTGTTTGTACAATATCCATTCGACAGCCTTTTGTATTTTCTTTTTCATAATTTAATTTTACTACACAAGGCCTCAATAGTCAATATCAAGGCCTTGGTAAATGTCAGATTATTTTGCTTGTCTTGATCTAATCAACTTCAAGATGTCTTCCGCTCTCTTGGCACTGTCGCCCGCTGGAGCCGCCGTCGCCGGAGCCGCCTCGGGTTGTGGTGCTGTTGCACTCTCAGTAACCGGAGCCGCTGTTGGAGCCGCTTCTGCCACTGGTGTTGCCGCTGGAGCCGATGCTGTTGGTACTGCTACCTGTGGTTTACCTTGGTAAGCCACTCCCGCTGGTCTGAAGTACTGTCCATACTGCTCAAGATCATAAGCCTCACCTTCCACAGATTTCGCAAATAGTTCTGCGATTATCTTAACCTCTGCTTCTGTTGGTTCTTTTGGTCTAAAGTCGCCCAGGTTGTGTAACCCGTGTGTGTCGATCGCGGCTCTCTCTGCCTCGTCCAACGGTCTTTCCCTTCTTGACCATTTTGATGTTGAGTAGTCAGCATAACCACCTTTGGTTGTTTTAGTGATCCTGAAATCCACACCCTTCAAGTAATCAGTTGGCATTTCTTCCATCTCTGGATCCATTAGTGCCCCTCTGATTATGTTGAATATCTGAGGTCCAATGATGAATCTTCTGATTGGATTCTCAGGTGTTGAGTCTTCTGCTAGTGGATTCGTTGTGACAAAACCCTGGAAAATGTAACTTTTCTTCTTCCAGTATTTTCTTCCCATGTCTTCCATGCTCTTGTCTTTGAACCACGGTCTCACTTCTGTGAGTACTGGACAAGTCTTCCCATACATTTCCATGCACGGTACTTGCACTGTCACTGGTCTAGAATCAGTCTGACCTTTGATACCTGCGAATGGTAACTTGATCATGTTTCTCTCAGTCCAGAAGAATGTGTTGGTCTCGTCCTTGTCTGGTAAGAACCTGACTACTGCTTCAGAACCTTCTGCTATATTCCAGTGTGGGTAGATGGCGTTGTCTCCGCCTGTGTTGGAAGTGGAGCGATTCACTTCTTGAGATTTTAACTTCGCTCTTATTTCAGCCAATGATGCCATAATGTAAGCCTCCTTTATTGTGCCTATGTTTGTTTTTTGCCTAAATGTATATCAGACATATAGTACGTAATATACAACTATATTTATCTAATGTCTACTACTATTATTGGTAAAGTGCTAGGTTTTTGATACGATCTATTTGGTTATCGTATGCGATCTCTTCTTCTGAATAGAATTCATTGAGATCTAGTCCTGCCATCTCTATGGCGTCTTTCAGTGTGTACTCGTCGTCACCAACTTTGAATTTGTCACCTGCTTTCATGCCCGCCGCTTTGGCTTTCTGTACTGCCTGTGCAAATTGATTGCCCTCAAACTTGCCTGCGTGTGCACCGCCCTGCATCTTCTCGTAATGTTCAGCGGCCTCTTCTGGTGTAAGACCTAGTTCATCTGCCTGGCTCATAAACTCGTCTTTGGTCATGCTCTGTGCCATGTCCGCTATCTTGTCGCCCATGCCCTCAGTTTTATCTGCGTACTTGGGATCACCAGACTTCATTTTTTGATACGCTGGTGTGTTCATCATCTTGTCTGCTTTTGTCACATCAAGTGTTGTAGCGTTTTCTTTGTCTTTTTTTTCTATTTCAGGATCCTTGGGTCCAGTCGTGTATTCATTAACCGTTTCTTCCACCCATGATTCAAATGCTTCTGTTTCTTTTGCTTTACCTTTTAGATCTTTTTTGGGATTAAAGTCTGCAGGATCCATTCTCACTTGGTCAGTGTAGCCTGGTTCTGACTGCATTTTCTTGTAGTCGTCGATGTATCTCTTAGCCAACTGTACCGCTATCTTCTTGTTCTTGATGTAGTCCGGGGTTGGTTTGAATGTTGCTGAATTCTCCTGTTCCATCTCATCTGCAACTCTTGAAGCAAAGTTTGCCACCCTGTCTTCCTCACCTGATTTAGTCAACAGTCTTGATGCTATGTCTGACAGTATAGAACTCAACATAGTGTTCTTGTTTGTGAATTTTGTTACTTTCAACATCTTGTCTGCTGAATCGTCTTTCCTTAAAACCAATTTGCTGTCCGGATCATTAAGGAAACTCTGTACTACTGCTCCGTGATCTACTGGTGCCTGTACAGGTGCATCAATAGGCTCTGCATCTGGCTCTAATTCGTTTACTTGTTCTTCTTCTTTAGGTGCTTCTAGTTCACTCATTATCCTGTTTATAAGTGGTAGTGCGTCTTCAACTCTGTTGTCTAGATTTTTCATGGTGAACTTCTCTCTCAATTTGTTTACAGTTTCGTCGTCTAGTATTTGCTCTTCTGATGTTTTGAAATCTTTACTTGCGTTCTCATAGTGTGATTGGTTAGAAAGGTTCTTCATGTAACCTCTTAGGTTCTCTAGTTTCAATTTAGTCTGCTCAATGATGTCGCCAGCGTTGTCATTCAATTGGTCTTTGTTGGTCACGTATCTTGAGAATGAATTTAATTTTGCGATGTCTTCTGAAGTTGAAACGATGTGTTGTCCAAATTCGTCATGTGGTCTTCCACCATTTGCAACGTGTCTCATCATTGCTCTAGCACCTGCCAAATGAGTCAACGGATACTTGAATCTTTCGCCGTCTTCGTTTTCGATGTATAGTGATTGTATCTGTCTTGATCTTGCACCTGGCACAGTCTCGTCAACTTTGCCTTTGTGTCTGATTATTAATTTTGTTTTGTCTAGGTTCTCGTACGAACGTTTCGCGGTGCCTGTTAGGCCTTCTGTAACACCTGCTAGTTTAGTGATTCTTGCTAGTTCTTCTGACATTTCATCAGTATTTACCGTTTTGTTCGTATCTGCAAGATTTTCATAGTCCTGCTTCGTTAGGTTGTTTTTAGTGATGTCCCTCACGTCAAATCTCATTTGATGCTCCACTGCGAAGTCTTTCAACTCCTTAAGGAACGCATACCATTCATCTCTGCTGTCCTCGTCGATCTTGCTGACTAGATCCCTGTTGTAGTACACTTTCATGTTCTCACCGTCTGCTAGGCTGATGCTAACGCTACCAAAAGTGTCTGCGTCTTCTTGGAATTCAAACTCAAAAAACACAGCACTGCTTGGATCCGCCGTAGCGGCACCATTCTCGTCGCCCAGTCTGATGTTTGAGAACTGTGATCTTATCTTGTTGAATA